ATATAAAAATATGTAAAAAATAATATATTTACTACTATTAATGTTTTTATCGTGCTTATAGTTCCTTCTTTTATTTTTTTTATTTTTTCAGGTTCTTTTTTAGATGGATTATTTCTAATAAGTAAAATAACAAAACTCAATAAAATAATAGAATTAACAATTAATGGTAAATTTTCAAATATATATTTCATTGTTTTTATAAAATAATATGCAAATTTAATATAATAATAGTATGTTTTAATCATCACTATATAATATAATTATATAATTATATTATATAATATGTCGTCAAAAAAACAAAATTTAACTTGTCATCCATCAAAAAAAAACAATGGATTTAGTTGTTATAGTTTAGAACAATTAAAAAAAATAGCAGGAACATTAAATAAACGTGGTAAAAATATACCAACTAATACTAATAATCGTATCGAATTATGGAAAAATATAAATAATGTAATGAAGGATAGTTGTTCAGAAGAATGGTGTTGGATAAATCAAGGTATATTAAGCAATATTAATGATGACGAACTTAGACAAAAGACATTTAAACCAATTCATCCAGATGAATGGTTAGATAATAAATATGCATGGTTATCTAATTTTGATATTGATGCAGTAATGGAACAATATGAAGATATATATAAAGATTTTTTATTTTTAGGACCTGTCCCAATTGATTTTGAAGATATATATACAGAGTTAAGTGGTAAAACTTTACAAAATTTATATAAACAAGGAAAAAGAAGAATAGGAATTGTCTTTAATTTGGATCCACATTGGAAAGGAGGGAGTCATTGGGTATGTATGTATATTGATATGAATGATATTAATAATGGTATGATTGCTTTTTATGATAGTTATGGAATGGAACCCGGCAATGAAATTCAAGATTTAATGAGTAAATTTGTTTCACAGGGATTATCTGATGAACCAAATATAGTTTTAGAACCTATATATAACCCTGTTCAACATCAACATAAAAATAGTGAATGTGGTATGTATTGTATAAATTTAATAAATAGTATGTTAAAAACAAATGGAACTAGAGAAGATTTTATAAATGTATGTAAAGATATAATAAATGATGAAAAAATGAATAGTTTCCGTAAATTTTATTTTCTAGATAATGGTAAAAAATAAATTATAATAGCTATAATTATAACTATTATAATTTACTTTAACAGTTATTATTATGATTATTATGATTATTATGTTTATTTATTATGTTTATTAACAAAATATAAAGTATTTATATTTTATATATATATCTTAATGACAGAATTTGATATAGACGAATATGATTTTTTAAAAAGTATCATTAACTATGATGATATGGAAAATTATGAAAAAATTCCAAGTGGTGTAATCGAGTTAAGAAAGGATAAGCTTAATTGGAGTTTATTGGTTACTACTTTATTAAAAGAAAATAGAATTAATAAAGATTTTTTATTAAAGTATGAAGATTACTTAGGAGAAAGTGAATGGGAGTATTTAAGTGAAGATTATCATTTTAATGATAGTGAATATGAAACATTTTTATATAAAATTGTTTGGGATAGATATTTATTATGTAATAGTAATATTACTTCTTTTGAATATTTAATCTCTACAAATGTATTTGATAAAAAGGATTGTTTGTTAAATTATTCTTTAAGGAATGATTTATCAAATATTGAAATTGACTTAAATATTTTAACAGAATTATTAGATAGTTATGAAGGTGAAGATAAAAATAAAATTGTAGGAAATTTTATATTTTCATGTATAGTTGATGAAGAATTTATAAATAAATTTATTGAATTTATTAATCTTGATTATTTATATTATTACCAGAATTTATCAACTGATTTTATTAATTTATATAGTGAAGATATGGATATTGATGAATTAGTTAAATATCAAAATCTTGAATATGAAAAACTTTCATACCATAATAAAATTGGTATTTTTAAATATTTATTTACACCATTAAGCGATACCGTAAAAAATAAGGATTTGTGGATAAACAATAATGTTTATGATAAAATAAATGATTTATTAGTAAATAAATTTAATATATTAGTATATAATTTAAAAGATAAAACTGGTTTTTATTATGATTATAATATGAAAAATAATGAAAGTAAAAGTAATTCAAATTCAAGTTCCGAAAGTGGAGAAGATTTTGATGATGATGATTTTGTTAGTTATGGATTTTTAGTATTAGAAAAAAATTATGATTTAACTAATTATTTAACATATACAAATGATTTTAATAAAAATGATACAATAATGTCTAATGGCTATTATCATAATTATGATATAGATAAAGAACAGAATGATAGAATTCCCAAAATATATATTAAAAATGATTCTAATACAAGAATATATAATAATATTGTATCAAATGCAGAAGATTATGATAAATTTTTTGGTATTAAATTATTAAATTTTGATGAAACTACAGAGTTATTAAATAATGATGAAAATAAGGATAAAGAATTAGAAGTAGTAATGGTCAGTTTTGATATTAATAATTGCGTTTTATTTGATTATGATATTAATTTAACTTGTAATAAATTTACGGTAATAAGAAAATATGATAGAGAATCTTTTAATGATTCAATGTTAAAAGATTTTAAAAAATTTTATGTAAATAATTATCAAATATCTTTAGAAGATTCTTCAGATATCGAAGAAAGTAGATTATCAATTAAGGAAAAAGTTGTGTCTTATTTAGAAAATTCACCAGATGTTTCATTTGTATCTACAGATGATGATTATAATGTAAAATTTCAAAAAAATCCAGGATATAAAAATACTCGAGGAAATGAAATGAGGTTAATCAATAAAAATAAAGAAGATGAAAATAAAGAAGACGGAAATAAAAATGAAGAAGATGGAGATATTAAACAAAAAAAATCAAATTATATTTGGAAATTTTTAGGTTATTAAATTTAATCTCTGGTTTTTATTGGGAAAACTAATCCTTTTTTATCAATAATATCAACTAGGTTGATTTTTATTTTTGTTATTTCTTCAGGTATTTCTTCCGAAATATTGCGAATTCGATTTATACTAGTGTATATTCCACTCAAACTAATATTATTTGCACATATTAGATTATAGAATTTTTCAATTTCTTTTAGTTTATCGCTATTATATTTACCCGATTGATAATATAAAGATGCTATTAATTTTTGATAATCGTCCGGATTAATTTTTTTTACACAATTATTATTTAGAATTTTATTAATCCGTTCTGCTAATTCTGATTCATATAAATAATACCCTCCATCTTTTTTATTAATAAGTAGTTTTCCTCTTTTTAATTTATTAAACAAAACTCTATCATATTCAAATTCTGGATCATATCTATTTTCCTTAACATAATCATCGAAACTATCAAGGAAAAGGATAAAACGAAATTCATTAGAAATAATTAAGTAATATAATTCTCTCACTACATATACGTAATATGGGTCTATTGTCAATTTTCTTAATTTTTTAACTTGCTTAATAATACAATTTTCTTTAAAAATTTGTTTAATTTTATCGTTATTATTAAAAAATATCATCATAGACTTTGCTAAATCTACTTGATTATGTGTTCGATTTATTTGCGTATATATTAATTGTTCACCAATATAATCAATCTTATTCTTTCCTTCTATTTCTAAACACTTATCATCTTTTATATCACTAACCATACTTATAATTGTTTTTCTTAAATCAGAACTTATTTCATTTTTTTTAGAAGGAACAGTATCAATGGTATTATTTGATTCTAATCCCCAAGGTGTTATAGAGCTAGGAAAATAATGTCTAAAAGATTTTACTTTTGACTCAAATCTCGTATTAGATGGAATTTTTGATAAATTATTAATAATATTCTCTATTACGAAAATATCGCTACATTTTAAATTTTCTGTTATTTCACTATTTTTACATAAATTATCAACACCAAATAGAAAAAAATTGTGTTTATATCCTAAATTTTTATGTTCCCAAAATTCATGAAAAGCAGATAATATTTCACCATAAGATATAAAGTATTTTAATTTAATTGTTATATTTTTACTTATAAAGAATACATTATCTGAACGACAATATGGACAACAAGATTTTATTTTTATCCAACGGTTAAGACAAATATTATGATACGTATGTCCACAAGACAAAGCTGCATAACTTTGATTTTTATAAATTATATCCGTGCAAATAGAACATTCTAATTCTTTTTTACTATACTTTTTTATAAAATTTTTTATTTTATCAGAAGATTTACATTTTAGAGAGAACCTCTCTTTTACGTATTTTTGAAAATTTAATATCATATACATAAGTTTGTATATTTTGATATTCAATTTATTTTCAATGATTGTATTAAACATATTTTTAATCATTAACATTGATAATGTGCCATCATTTTTTACTGATTTATTAAATTCTGTTTTAAAAAAATAATAATGCAACTTACAAACATTTATCATTCCAAACTTATATGAATTGCATCCAGCTACATTACAGTTATTTTCAGGTAATAAATTTGCTTTTATTACAAATTTTGGTGGTTTCGTTATTAGATTTTTATTTTTATTCATGGATTTCATGATTAATATAATATATATCTTATACTCTATTTTATCAATTTTATTAATACAAAAGAGTTTCTAAATATAATAAAGTATAAATGACAACGTTGCATTATGATAATAGTATTTTAAAAAAATTAGAAGAACAAAAACATTTAAATTTAGATTCTTCACATCATCAATCAGACCAACCACAAAGAATTAATATACCTTTATATAATCATCAAAAAACAATATTATATTATTTAAATAAACTAGAAAATTATGAAGATATAATAAATGTAGGATATTCCAGAGTAGGAATAATATGTAGTCCTCCCGGTAGTGGTAAGTCGTTAATAGCATTATCCCAAATATGTAATAAACCTAAACTAAGTGACATATTAAAAGAAAATCCAAACATATTATTTCAACATAAATTTAAAAAGAAATTAGAAAATTTTAATGGATATGGAAGAGATTATTCTAAATGTAAAAATATTGATACGAATTTAATAGTTGTTCCTCATTTATTAGTTCATCAATGGAAAGATTATATAAGCAGATATACCGATTTAAGTCTTTATGTTATAAATAAACAAAAAAATATATTAGATAATCCAGAAGAATATTCAAAATATGATGTAGTATTAATTAAATCCACATTTTATAATAATTTTATTCGTTCATTAAATGAAAATTCAAAAATAGAAATGAATAATCCAAAATATTTTGAATTCATTAGAAATTATAATTTATTTGAAAGTTTAGAAGCAATACAAAAACATCAATCAACTATTTATAGCATTTCAAAATATGAGTTATGTAATACACTATTACGATGTAATATGATATCAATTAAGAAAAAATATGATAAAATTTATAGTTTGAATAATGATTTATATACTAGTACCAAAAATTTAAAAAATGAATTAGAAAATATAAATATTAATAAATTAGTAGAAGAATATTTTAATAATATCCGAGAAGTTAATAAAATAAATAGTTTTGGAGGTTATTATTTTAATCGTGTATTTTATGACGAAATAGATTCAATTATAATACCGAATAATGCACGTTTAAATAGTTTATTTATTTATGCAATTAGTGCAAATTTTCATAATTTATTATACCCATCTGGTATAAAATTAAGTAATAGTAGTTTAGAAATAAAAGGAATTCATTCTAGTGGATATTTAAAGTGTTTATTTAATGATATATTTACTAATGTAAATATAAAAAATATTAAAAATTTATATTTATCTATAGACAATGATTATTTAGATAATAGTTTGAATAATACTTTGAAAAATAAGATTAATTACAATATTAAATGTAAAACATCTAGAGAAACGATATTGTTAGATGGTATAATAAATAATAATTTAATGAATTTAATTCATATAAATGATTATAGTAAATTATATGATAAATTAAAAGTTGTTGAAAATGTTAATAAAGAATCATTAGTTGAAATATATTCCTCTAATTTAAAAAATGATATAAAAGAGTTAGAAAACAAAAATGAAATATATACCAGAAATGTAATACCAAAAATACAGAAATTATTTAATGTATTTATATTAGATAAATTTACAGAATTTATTAATAAATATTATGATGATAGAACAATAATTAATTATTTATCTTTAATTGATAAAAGTATTATTTCTAAAGAAGTTTATACTAACATATTTCATATATATAAAATTTATTTATCTAAAAAAGAGAATTCACAAAAAGCTAACATATATAACGAAATTGAAAATATTATGAATATTTATAAAGAAAAACTGAATGATGAAGAAGAAGTAAATGATATTGTTAATTATGGTGAAACATTAAACATAAATGATACTGAGTTAAATTATAATAAAATTCGAACTTACTTTACTAATTTTTTGAATAATTTAATAAATATTACTTTAGAAATAGTAGGAATAAATAAAAAAAGTATATACGAATTAAATGAAAAATATAATTCATTAAATAAAAGATTATTAAATGTAGATAGTTGCAATATATGTTTTAGTGAAAATAAGGAAAGTTTAAAAAATTTAGTAAATTTAAATTGTTGTATTAACTACATTTGTTTGAATTGTTTTATTCGTAATTATCAATTATCTAAAAAATGTCCTTATTGTCGTTCATTAATAAATACGACAGAAGATATTAATTTAATATTATCAGAACAAGATACCGATATAAATGATGAATCAGATATATCTATACCAAAAATTAATAATTTCAAAAAATTACATAAATTTTTAGAAAAATATTCTATTTTTTATAAGAAAGATGAAATAGTAGATCTACTAATTGATAATATTCAAAAGTTAGAAAAAGAAAATCATATATTAATTTTTTCTGAAAATACTAAATTTATAAATAATCTAGAAAAAAAATCTGAAATTATTAAAATATCAAAAAATATTCAAAATATTGAGAAGGTTATTAATAATTATAATAATAATAACAGTATTTTATTTTTAGATTCTAAATATTTTAATTTTGGTTTGAATTTAGAGAAAACAAACCATTTAATATTAACTCATAAACTTGATCCATTAACAGAACGTCAAGTAATTAATCGTGCATACAGAATTGGAAGAACTTGTGATTTAAATATTTATCATTTATATCATAAAAATGAATGAAAAATTAGAAATAATAAATGATATAATAAATATTATTAATTAAAATATTATATATTTTAATTTTAATTTAATTTAATTTTAATTTAATTTTTTAAGTTTTAGATTATTTCTATTTTTTTGCTTTTTTTACTTTTTTCTTTTCCTTTAGTTTCTTTGCTTCTGCTTTAGCTTTAGCTTTTTCTTCAGCTTCAGCTTTAGCTTTAGCTTCTTCTGCTGCTTTAGCCTCTTCTTCTGCTGCAGCAGCTGCTGCTGCTTTAGCTTCTTTATTTGCTACTTCGAATTCTCTATATCTATCAACAGCTTGTTGACCATATTGGAAAGCTTCAGTTAATAGATTTCCATATAATAATGTTTCAAAAGTAAATCTGATATGTTTTAAATCAGCTTTTTTACGAGATTTATTATAATTATTTAATGATTCATCACTACTACATGTTTGTGTTACATGTCTGCATAGTCTTTCCAAAAATCTCATAACAAGGTCTTCCATTAAAACATTAATATATACTCTAGTATTATCATTAATTGTCATAGATGATTTATTTTCATTTTCGCCTTCCTCTTCATCGTTAACTGCTTCCGGTTCGTCATCTTCAGATTGCTTATGTGTATGAACTTCTGTATTTTGATAAATTTCTTTCATAATTGGTTTTACTTTTTTTGCATCATAATACCATTTAAAAATAGTTCCATTGTCATCCGTAATAAGATTTAGTGGACTTTTATCATTTAGTTGATTGACAACATTTTGATATTCATCTTTATCAATATCTTTACCTGCTTTTTTTTTACGATTTAAGTCATGTAATTTTCTTTCTAAATTAGTAACATCCCTTGCTCTTTCAAGAGTTGGAAATGGGAATAAAACATTTAGATCCATATTATTAGGACTTGTAATCATTGAATGAACATCTTGACAATTAATTCTATTAGAAGAATTTACATCTCCAGCCCAATGTCTTAAACTTTCTTCGGCTAATACACGAGCTACATGTTCAAGAACACCACTTGCAAAAATAGATGAATATTTATTACAACTTACACCTCTAACATCGTCTCTTCCTTTCTTTTCATTATATCTTGAAAAATTTTTCTTATTAAATTCTACGACCCATTTATGAAGTCTTTTTAATTGATATGAACAAGGCATTGTTAGCCCTGCTTTCTTTGAAATACCTGAATTTTTAGTTACTGCTTGATTTACTTGCATCTCTTCACTCATAATAGTATTTATACTAATAATTTTAAATAGTTTTAAAATTATTATCAATTTTTTATTATATAATATTATTTTAAATCTTAAAATATTATTATAATGGGTGTTTTTGGGTAAAATTATATGTGTGTTCTAATATTTTACAAGATGATATATTACCTTCATCATTGAATTCAGTTTCTGCCCCTAATTTTTTTAAAATACAGCTCTTAACATCTTTATGCCATCCATCTTCAAATCCTAAGTGTTCTTTAAAAAAGTATTTTAGCATTAATCCCCCTCTTATAACTTTTCGGATAGTTAAATCTTTTTCATATATATACAAGACTGGCTGACGAACATTACAATCATTACCTATTATGACTAACGAATTCCCTAATCTTATTAATCCATAATACCCATTATTTGGAAAATTTGGAAAATTAAGTGGTAATTTTAATTCTTCCTTTTTTAAAGTTGGAATATTGTATACGTCGAATATGCAATCTTCGGTTGTAGATATAAATAATTCACATCCTACTATGTGCATACCAGTAATTCTTTTATTTATATAAATAGTTTTTACAATATCAGTTTCTAAATTATATTGAAATATGGGGTTATTATCAATATCATAATATACTATTCCGAACATAATATAATTTTTATATACAAGTATATCATTTAGAAAATACTTATCATTAACATAATTTGTTGGAACAATACATTCCAATATTATTTTTCTCTCGAAACTACGTGTCTCTAAAGATACATCAACTAATATTAAATTAATTTTTGTTTCAATTGCACTAAAGCAAATATCTTCTTCACAATAGACATAATGTATTTTTTCATTATTAATGATTAACTTACTATATTTATTATATATACCCCATTTTTGTATTTTTACGTTTTCTGGTAATTCGTATTGTATACAGTTTAATTCCCTTGTAATCACAATTATTTGTGCTTGTGTCAATATAACATATTCTCCATTATGTTCTATTCCATCTAATGGTTTATTATCTTGTGAATTAAATCTTGGTATCTTTACTTCAAATTTTACTCCGTTGATATTACGTACAGTAATCATACCAATCGGTGCATAAATTGAAATGATTTCTTTATCAAGTGGAAAATTATATAATTCTGTTGGTATCTCGAATAGATTGGTTATTTTATAACCATCTGAATCTTCATCTGTATCTTTTTTAATACCATACACTCTATTATTAATATTTAAAATTCTTCCTATGTCAGAAGTCATAGTTATAAATATAAAGATGTTAAGTATAAAAAATATCAATTTTTTATATTATATTCTTTAATTATATCATATTCTTTAATAATTGTATTTCTGCAATGTGAAGACAAGGATCTGTTTCTAAAATAAATGGAATATCATTATCAAATCCATATTTTAAAAATGCACAAAAGTTTTTGTAAGTTGTATCTTTTCCAGATAAATGTCCTAATAATAAATTTTGATGTCTATCTTTTCTTGAACCTAAACTTTCATAACTATCATTCAAATGAATACAACTAATATTACTAGTTCCAAGATTTTTTTCTAATAGTTCAATAAATGATTTTAATGATTTTTTATTACTAAGATCATAACCAGCTGTAAAACTATGACAAGTATCAATTACAAATTTAATTTTACTTTTTTCACTATCAGTTAATTTATTATAAATAATTCCCATATCATCGATTGTATATAATGCTGTTCCTTCTCCTGCACTATTTTCTAATAAAATATATCCATCTTTACCATCTAACATATTAATAACATATTTTAATGAATTAACCATATTTTCAATAGAATCATCGTAATTTAAATTTAATTTTTTCCCCATATGAACAACACTTCCAATACCTCCCATTTTTGATACTAATTTAATATCATCTGCAAGACTTTGTAATGATTTAATATTTTCAGTTGGATTTCTTGCCATATTAATTTTATGAATACTATGATTGATTAAATAAATATTATGCTTTTTCACATAATCTTTTATTTGTTTTAATTCATTTTCATCTATATTTGTCTTAGTTTCTATAAAATTAACATTTGTATCTTTTAATTGAATCTGACAAGCATTTCCTCCAATTTCTGTTAATGCCTTTAAGCTATTTAAAATACCATATTTTTTAGTAATATGACATCCAATAAATTTAGTCATTTTATTTATATTTATATTTATATTATATATATTTTTAATCAATTTTACTTTATTAGATTTACTTTATTAGAATATAAAATAATACATATATATTTTTATTATAGATATTCGAAATGGAAAAGAATGATACTTTAAAAATGTGGACTGATAAAGTTCGTAAATTCGACGAAATGAATTTACCAGAATCCCTTTTAAAGGGAATTTATTGTTATGGTTTTGATAAACCAAGTGCAATTCAACAAAGGGCTATTACGGCAATAATGACAGGAAATGATCTAATTGCTCAATCGCAATCAGGAACGGGAAAAACAGGGGCTTTCTCAATTGGTTTATTAGCACGAATTAAACCTAATTATCAAGGATTACAAGGTCTTATTTTAAGTCCAACAAGAGAATTAGCCCATCAAACTTATTATGTTTTAAAAAATTTAGCAAGCAATATGAATTTAAAAATAGAAGAATTTATTGGAGGATCTGAGGTAAAAGAAGATGTAGAAAAAATTCAAGATGGAGTGCAAATTGCTGTATGTACTCCGGGAAGATTATTTGATTTAATGGAAAGAGGATATTTAAAAACAAATAATGTATCAATGTTTATTATTGATGAAGCCGATCAAATGTTATCCCAAGATTTTAAAGAACAAGTTCGTAAAATTATGATCAATATTCCAAATAATTGTCAAATGAGTATATTTAGTGCTACATTAACAAGCGAAGTAATGAATATTTCAAAACATATTATGAATAATCCTTATCATATTTTATTGAAAACAAGCGAATTAACATTAGAAGGTATTAAACAATTTTATGTAGATGTAAATCAGGAGAATTATAAATTTGACGTATTGTTAGATTTATATCAAAGTTTAAATATTACATGTGCTATTATCTATATTAATAGTCAAAAGAAATGCGATTATGTATATGATAGATTAATATCAAATAATTTTGCTGTTTCAAAAATTCATGGTAAAATGGAACAATCAAAAAGAAATGAAATTATGAAAGAATTTAGAACTGGTTCAACAAGAGTTTTATTAACAACAGATTTATTAGCAAGAGGAATTGATGTTCAATCGGTTTCTTTAGTAATTAATTATGATTTACCAAAAGATAAGGAAAATTATATTCATCGTATTGGTAGAACAGGAAGATTTGGTAGAAAAGGAAATTCTATTAATTTAATTGTTCCAGAAGAATATTCATATATTCAAGATCTTGAGACATTTTATAGTACTAATATTATTCCATTACCAAGCGATTTAAGCACTCTAAATACTTAATTTATGTGATAAAGAAGTAGGAGAATCCGTAATAAAACCTTTAATAATTTTTAAATTTTCTTCAGAAAATTTATTTAAACTAATCGGATAATTTACTCCATATACAAATATATTTAGATTATATTTGTTAAGTTCATTTAGATAATCAGTATTAATAGCTGTACTATCTATTATTAAATTACTAAATATTGTATTATCTAAAATATAAAATGTATTTATTTTATCAAATTTATTGGATGTAATAAAACCAAGCATACTTTTATCAAAATATTTATGCAGTTTATTTAATAAATCATAATTAAAAGTGATTATCATAAAAATTGGTAATTTATCATTATTAAAATATTCTAAAAGCCCAACATTTTTTTGTATATATTCAAACAATCGTTCACTTAATTTAACTATTTGTACTGTAGATAGGTCTCCTTTAATTTCTAAGAAAAGAGTTTTTTGACCATTTATTATATTTAGTAATCTATCTAAACTTAATACTACACTTTTAATTTGGTTAAAATTAAGCTCAAAAATATTTTCATTTATTCCAAAACATCGGTTCAAATTATCATCATGATTAATAATGGCTACATCATCTTTTGTATAATGAATATCTACCTCAATTGCATTAACTCGATTATTATTGATTGAACTTATTATTGCTTCTTTACTATTCTCTTTATTTTCTAAAGCTCCACCGCGATGACTTATAATATACATCAAATTTTTTGATATATATCTATATGATAAAAATAAACTACATATGATTATATTTATTATGTATTTATATTTAAATTAGTTATTTAAATTAGTTATTTAAATTACTTAATTGGTAAATATTTTCATAATGTTCAATCATTTGAGTAAAATGGTTATCTATATCTTCATTAAAAATATAATGTTCTCTATCTGAATATTCTATTTTAATTTTTTTAATTTCCTAATATTTATATAAATATTATCAATATTTATCACGAATATCTATTTATAAAAAGTATTATAAATCACAGTTTATATTATATCTAAAAATTTTATTTTTTTTATTAAAATAGTTGTATCCACAGGATGATATAAAATAATTTGTTTCTTCAGATGATAAAGGATTAAATTTAATAACAATATTACTAAAAAACCAGTATTCATATAATCCTATACCTAACATAAAAAGAATATGTTCTACAAGTAGTTTTTTAAAATCCAATCTAAAATTATATTTGACAAATAAAAGAAATACTAAAAATACTGACCCTAATGTATAACATGCATTAAATGATTTATGATATAAATTATTATTATTTGTAATTCGATCAACTTTTCCTATCTCAGCCTTTCTTTTTAAATCTATAAAATAATCATTAATACTATCATCATTATAATTATCATAGTATAAATCTGTAATATTGAGTTTTATTTTTTTATAATCAGAATCATAAATAGTAAAAGATTGTTCTATATCATATTTTTTAATTTCCTTTAATGAATTCCCTAAATTATTTATATATGTTTGAGTTTCTATAACAGATGCATATTTAAAAAAAAATATAGATTCAAGAACAGAAAGTAATAAAATATGAAATAATAAATGTACAATAATAGTTAAAATAAAATATTCCTTTTTGTCTTTTTTGAAAAATCTATAATATAAATTTTTTCCCCATATTTTACATTTAAGCTTTATTGGAATTTTTTTATTTTCGTCTAAATCTTCGTCCAAAACATCATAATTATTTGACATAATTATAATAATTAAAAATTAAAACTTTAAATATACAAAATATTATTATTATAATTTCTCTATAGATACAATATTATTATCATTTTCTATATTATTCCATTTAACTTTTAAATCATTAAATTCGTATACTTCGTTTACTAACTGTTCTTTTTTAAGGTTATCTAAAATATTTTTATATCTTTGATCTTCCATTTCTTTTATTTGTTCTGGTGTTGGGTTTTTATATAAAGTTCCTAATGCATTTTTTAATATTTTGTTGTATTCTTCCTCGCGTTTTTTTTGTTTTTCTGTTTTTTGAGGTTTAAAACCGAAACAGGTAGCTCCATATTTTAAATCTGGGTTAAACATTTTTCCTCCATGAACTCCATGTTTTTTACCACATGGATTATCACTATTAGGTTTTTTTTTACAATCCATTAATTTATGAAAATCTTCTTGAACTGTAAAAAAAGCTTTTTGACCATCTACCCATCCATAATCACACCAATTTGCTCCTAATTTATGTGCACGATTAACTTCTTCTTCAGATGCTAATCTACTTCCTAATTTTTCACATACGGCTTTTGATTCTAAAAATCCATATTTTCCTGCACCTACGATAAATACTTCTCTACCATCTGGATCAGGGGAAGCGAGTTTTATATCTTCTTTGATTTTTGGAGGTTCGCATAAGTTAGAATCTGCAAGTTTTATATCATCTTTTAATAATTCTCCTAATTCTTTATCTTCGTCACTATCTTCTTGATAATTTGATAATCTTAAATTTTTTATATTATTTTGTATTAATTGTTGTTCCTCCAATTTATTATTAATAAGTTTTTCTTCTTTTACTTGTTTTATTTCTCTTTTTTTATTGTTTTTATTAATTTTATTATTTTTTTTATATAAATCATATGCGAAATATGATATTGTAGAGCATGCCCCTAATAAAATAATAATTATAATAATTTTAATATTCATTATATATATTACTTAGAATTATTTGATGGAAAATAATAAGACCAACCATTTATTAATATTTTTTTTTTTATTAAATATATATTTTTATTAAATGGTGTTTTTTCTAATTTTTCATTTTTATTATATATATCATCCTTATTTTTTAATTCTTCTAGATTCATAAGTTCTCCCTTATTTCTAAATTCACCTTTATTTCTAAATTCACTTTTATTCATAAGTTCCCCTTTATTTCTAAATTCACTTTTATTCATAAGTTCCCCTTTATTTCTAAATTCACTTTTATTCATAAGTTCCCCTTTATTTTTAAATTCTCCTTTATTTTTAAATTCACCTTTATTTTTAAATTCACCTTTATTTTTAAATTCTCCTTTATTTCTAAATTCACTTTTATTCATAAGTTCCCCTTTATTTCTGAATTCACTTCTATTCATAAGTTCCCCCTTATTTCTGAATTCACTTTTATTTTTAAATTCCCCTTGATTTTTAAATTCTCCTTTATTTTTAAATTCTCCTTTATTTTTAAATTCTCCTTTATTTTTAAATTCTCCTTTATTTTTAAATTCTCCTTTGTTGTTAGAATTATTATAAAAATCCTCATTATTTTGTTTATTTTCCATTTTATTATAATGATTGAATTTATGATTTTTGAATGATTCTCCTTCATTAATTATTTTATTTTTTTTTGGAATAAATTTATATATTTTATTATCATTTTCTATATTTGTTGATTCATTCGATGTAGACTCATTATTATTTAAAGTAGCAATATCTTTATAGCTATAAATTTCCGACATTATTAATATTAATAATATATTTTTAATCTTTTATATTTTATATAGAATATGAATATACTGTATATTCGTGGATATAACAATAAAAATAAAAAAATAAAAATAAACAATTGTAATAACTGTAATTTAAATGTTGATATATATCAAATTGTTGAATTAAATTTTTCGAATAATATAAAATATGATTATACTTTTAAAGATTTATACGATACTATGATTGAAACTGTTAATTTAAGTAATTATAATATAATTATTGTATCTGATGTTTCATTATTAATGTTAAGTTATTATTTAAAAGATGAATTAAATAATGAATTTAAAAATCAGATTATATTAAATTTAAACGGTTTTATCCCAAACAGTGAAAAAGATTTAGAAAAACTAATTTTTAATTTATTGCCTAAAGGAACTATTGCAAAATCGATAAATGAGAATATTAAGACACTAAAAAATGCTTTTAAAGAATCATATGAAGAGTTAAATAATAATTTGAAAGGTATGATGAATAATAAAAATAATATACATAATTTTCTTGATAAAAAATTATTTAAAGATTTATCAAAATCCGTAAAAAATCAATTAAAAAATTATGGGAAAAATAAAGATCCAAAAGATTTATTACCATATTTAGAAAATTTATTATCAAATAATATAAAGAAAGAAATTAAAGAGTTAGTGGGAGGACATATAAAAATAAAAAATAAACCAGTCATAACGAATCAACATTTTAATACAAGTAATTATCTACTTCCTTTTGATCCAGAAACAAAAAATGACGATACAAATTCTGCATTTGCATATCAAAGTAATTCTAAAATGTGGCAACCTTCAAACAAAAAATGTTCTCAATTTTCATTTAATGAAGATGATGTTTGTATGGTAGATGTTGGAAGACATATTCAACATTCATTTAATTGTTATAGTTATTTTTTGAATATTATTCATAATGATTTAATTGATATATGTATTCAACAAACTAATCTTAAAAATTTAAATAAATCAGATAGATGTAGAAATTTATGGCCTCAACCCGGTGATTATGCAAATATGGAACTAATAAATGATTCCAAAAATTATACTTGTAGGAATTTAGTAAATCGTGTTTTAAAAGATCATCCTAAAATTATGTATATTCCTGCTTGTAAAAATCATCAAAATTATAAACCTCAATATGCAGATGTAAGTCTGGATACAGAACAAGAAAATAAAGAACCATTTTGTAATGGTATAACCAAAGATGGTAATATTATTTCTGAAGATCCAAACAATAAAATCGTTAATGTAGATAATGATTTTAAATGTCCTCGTGGATATTATAAGGGTGCTTTAGTATCTGCACCAGGTAGAAGTTATCATTTTTATAGAAAAGATAGAGAATCTAAAGATGATTCTAAAAAAGTATGGTCTCATAAAGATGGTTCTAATAAACCAAAAAAATATGATGCTTCTAAAGTGAATGATATTACAGATCCATTAACTGCAAATAGAGATTATGATAATATAAATTATAGTGATATGTGTGGTTATTTTTGTATTCCAAAAAATAAAGAAACAATTCCTAGACCTCATGGTAGGTATAAGAAAATGAAAAATAAATAATAAATAATAAAAACAAAAGAAAAACGAAAAACAAAAAAAGAAAAAAATTAATTTATTAATATTGGTTTAATATTTATTTTTAAATTATCCATAAATATCAACTTATTTTCTATTAAATAATTATCAAAAAATCCAGATAGTAATTTATTTATTTTTTCTTTAAAATTTTTAATTAACTCATCATTTATTTCATTTTTTTTATTAAATAATGAATTTATTTCAAATAATGTATTCATTATATCATAATCTATTTTTTCATAATCATTATCTTTTTTCTCAAGATTTTTAAAAACATATTGTAAGTTATATAATCTGAAGAAATTGGTAGATATTGTTTCACATATTTCAAAAGATTGAATTGATATTAAATTTCCTTTATTTAATTCATTTACTTTTCCTAATATTTTAAATAAAATTAAATTAAAATATTTGAAAATATTTATATTATCTAAGAAATGAAAAATAAAAAAATCATTTTCTTTGTTTAAAAGTGGTTGTATTTTAATAACGGAAGTATCTAATGTTTTTAAATTAAATTCGGTATAACTATCTAATATTTTTTGGATAAAAAAGATTTTATTAGATTTTAACGATTTTATTATAAATTTTTCATTATCATTTATAAATAATTTATTATTTAATGCAAATGGAAGTTCCAATTTTCTATTTAGTAAAAATTCTAGAAAATTGATGATAATTAGTTCATTTTCCTTATATTTTACACTATTATCAAGATCTGATATATCATTTTTAAATAATATAATATTTGAAATTTTACTTTCATAATCGAAATATGTAGTAAAAGATTTATATACTTCATCTTCATCATAAATTTTTTCTTCTAATATTAAGGATAATAAATTTTCTATTTTTTTAGTATTGTCCTTTGATAACATTTTTTATTTATAATATAAAATTAAGAATAGATAAACTTATTAAATGAAATTTAATTTTAAAAATATTTATAATAGTTTATTTGTAAGAACATTAGCCACAACCACAACTAATCCAACTAATCTAACTAATTTAAAAAAAAATGGTATTAAAAAGAGTATTCCAAAAAGAAATATTCAAAAAAAAAATATAACTAAAAAAGATATATTAAGAAAAAAAAAATTAGTAAATAAATCAGAGAATGATGAAAAAAAACAGACAGAAGGAAAGGTTGTTAAAAGAAAGAAAAAAGAAAAAATTCCTAAGGCTATTCGAGAACAAGTTTGGTTAAAATATATAGGACAAAGATATTCTACTAAGTGTAATATTGTATGGTGTAAAAATAAAATTAATTGTTTTAATTTCGATTGTGGACATAATATTCCTGAATCTAAAGGAGGAGAATTAAGATTAAATAATTTAAGACCAATTTGTCGTAATTGTAATGTTAGTATGGGAGCGAATTACAGTATTGATGAATGGAACTCTAAATTTAAACCAAATAAAAGGTGGTATTTTTTATATTTATTCTAGATTCCTTATTCCCTTTTTATTTATTTTATTTTTTTATTTTATTTTAATTTTTTAATTTTATTTTTATATAATTATTTAATATATGAAATATCAAGTAATTTATATCCTTATAATACTCGTCACAATAATTTTATTAAATACAGTTAAATTTGAAAGAATTGAAAATTTTGAAAATGAAAATGAAAATGATAATGAAAATGAAAATGAAATAAAAAATGTTTTTTTTACTGGTGGTTTTGATAGTACTGCAATTTTAGTAAATTCATTTTTAAATACAAAATATATAATTCAACCAATATATGTAAGTGATCCTAACTTAGATAATAATATAAATACAAAAAAAAGAAAAAATCATATTTTTGAGAAAAGAGCTATGAATAAAATTATATCAGAATTAAAAGCAGATTATCCATATTATAGTCATAGATTAAAAGATTTAAAAGAAATAAATAAAGTTGAATATGATGAAGAAACAAAAAAAGATATGATGTCATTATATTTAAATAAGTATTCCTTTAGACCTGTTAGACAATACGGTGGTTTAGCTCAAGTATGTAAAGATTATAATTTTAACTCAGAGTTGGGTGTATTAAAAGGTGATGATTTGTGTCATAAATTAACTCATAAACATATTGGAAATAATAAGTTTCTTCCTTATTTTGAAAAAGTATCTAACTATGGTTCTAATGATTGTAAATTAAATTTAGAAAATTGCGAATCATATTTTAAAGTATATGAAAAATTTAGATTCCCATTTTTACATTTAAATAAAAAAGAAATTTATTTAAAAGCAGTTAAAGAGAATTGGAATAAATATTTAGAATATACTTGGAGTTGTTGGTACCCTAAAAATGGTGAACCATGTGGTCGTTGTGATATGTGTAGAGGAAGAGTTATTCCTCAAAGAAAACTTTAAATAATTATCTTATAGTAAAATTTAAATAATAAAATAATTAATCAAAATTATTTTTATAATTATATCCAACTTTTAATTGTGCTTGTCCTTCTCCACCCTTACTATTTATAGTAAGAATATTATAACATACACCATATACAATTATATGTAATTGTCCATATGTTGTATCATTTAAATTTCCTTTTAATGTTATATCATGAGTTCCTGAATAATAGCCACTAGGTTGTTCTTCATTTGGTTTTTCTGCATAATTATAGATATAAATACCAGTTGATGGTGGTTTTTTATGATGTTTATATGGTAAATACATATTAAAAAATTGTGGATCAAAATTGTCTAATATTAAAGTGCTTTTTTCATAAATAGAAAAGTTTGAAAACATATTATAACCTTCTTCAGGAGTGCTAACATAATCAAAATGATTATTATATTGAGGTATACTTTTAGCATTAAGATCAGTTGTTGTTTTCATAGAATCTGATCTTCTTGCTATCCACATAAGTTCTTTCAAATCATTTCCAAAATTGATATCCATACTAAAAAATGTATCTGTTGAATTTGTTATAATTCTCTTTTTTTTAAATTGGGTAATTAAATATTTATGTTCAACAGAAGACATTAATCTTTTTTCTTCGTCATTCATTGTAATTGTTTCTAGTAAAAGTTTACAATTTTCTACTATATTAGTATCTGTTTTATATTTTAGATTTGAATTTGTGTTACCTTTATGAACTAATTTATCAAAATTTTTAAATTTAACTTCGAGCTTAATACAATTACTATTGCTATTATAGGAATTCATTGCAGATAATGGTAATGCATTATAAATATTTCTTGTAAACCAAAATGGTAGTGGAATTAATATTAATAAAGGATCTTTTACAATACTATTTGTTATACATATTTTAGTATGTCCAATTAAATTATTATAACTATTAAAACTATCATTATTTAAATTTGTTTCATTTATTAAATTAATTATTTCACCGTTAATTGAATCAACTAAAGTATTTCCAAAATACAAATTTACTTCTTCTAACATAGCCAATCCAATTTTATCAACATATTTACCTCTATCTAAAGATTGGTCTCCAATACCATAAAATTCTAATCTGGATGTAGTTAATTGTAATACCATTCCATTTAGTAAATCACCACTTAGTTCTTTTGGTTTTATTTTAAAAACTGTTGTTTGTCCATATTCGGGAACTCCATCTGGATAGACATATTTTATACTTTTAACAAAATTAGTATGTCTTTTATATATTTTTTTAAATAAAGTTATAGGTTTACTATTAGTTTTGTTTAGATTATTTTTTGATATAATATCTAAATCATTTTGGATTATATTTTTTCCTGTATTAAATAATTCAAAAGATTTTTTATTTAAAAATTCTTCTATTTTTTTTGATTCAACGACATCTTTTGGAATTTTATTTTTAAAAGTTTCTATTTGATCTAAAATTTTTTTTGTTTGTAAGTTATTTGTCAAAACATCAAAACCTTCTATTAATTCTTGGTCTTGGGCACCACGAGCAGCTAAAAAAATATCACTAACAATAGTCATTTAATAATATATAAAAATTATATTTTTATTATTTATCTTAAAAGTATTTATTTATATAAATATAAATAAATCAATCAAAATATGGAAAATAATTATAAGCAAAGTATTATCAATGATTTAATTGAAAATAAAGTAATTAAATATGGTGAATTTGTATTAAAATCAGGTGAAAAATCAAGTTTTTATGTTGATATGAAATCGTTAGTTTCATTTCCGAATTTGTCTAACCGACTACTAAATTTTATTAATTTAGAACCTTCGTTTAAAATAGATGCAGATATAATATGCGGCGTTCCTTATGGTGGAATATATTTTGCAACAATTTTTAGCTTATTAAATAATATTCCAATGATATTATTAAGAACAACAATAAAAAATCATGGAACCCAAAAACAAATAGAAGGAATGTATAAAGAAAAACAAAAAGTTGTAATATTTGAAGATGTAATTACATCAGGTGTTAGTTTAATAGAATCTATTGATATTTTACATAAAAATAATTTAATAGTATCGGATGTAATAGTATTGTTAGACAGAGATAAAAATGGAGTAGACAATGTAAAGAAACATGTAAAAGATAAGTATGATTTGGATATAAATATTTATTGTTTTTTAAATATTAATGAACTTCTTAGACAACATTTAGATATTAATATTATTCCAGATGATTCTATTTGTTATTTTACAAAAGAACTTAATTCTATAATTAAAAATAAACAAACAAATATTTGTTTATCATTAGATGAAACAAATTGGGATAAATTTTTTAGTATCTTGGATAAAGTTAAAGATAAAATTTGTTTATTAAAAATACATTTAGATTTAATGGATGATTTTGACCAAAATATTATAAATAAATTAGTTATTATGTCTACAGTAGGTAATTTTATGATTTGGGAAGATAGAAAATTATGTGATATTGGAAATACAAATAAACTAATTGTAGATAAATTATTGTCATATAAGTATCATTATTTAAAAGATGATAAAAGTTTGGATATTTTTAAAATAATTCAAAATATTAAATTTAATGATCTAATATATTTAAATAAAAAATCTTTAGTAGATTTTATTTCTATTAATCCAACTGGTGGAATGGAAAGTTTAAAACCATTATTTGGTAAAATTGGTATATTTGTTTTAGCAGAAATGTCTTGTTTTGGTAATATAATTAATACACAAAATTGTATGGAAATATTGAACATTTCAAATAATAATAATAAATATATTTCTGGCGTTATTAATCAAACAATTGATAAAGAAGTCATACATCCAAATTTATTATCATTGACACCAGGAGTCAATCTAACACAAAATAAAGATGGTTCGGGACAGAAATATCGAGGGTTAGATAAACTCAAACATAAACCAGATATTCTTGTTGTTGGAAGATACATTTATCAAGCAGAAAATCCAAGAGAAAATATATTAGAATTATTACTAAATTATTCTAAATATAATGTAATTAAATGTTAAATGTTAAATGTTAAATGTTAAATATTTTATATATTAAATTTATTTTTTAGATTTTATTTTTTATTTTTATTATTTTTTCTGCTTTTTTTACTTTTATTATTTTTACCTTTATTTTTTCTGTTTTTTTTACTTTTTTTACTTTTTTTATTTTTATTATTTCCCCCTCTTGTTTGAGTATTTATTTCTAGTAATTTATCTAAATATTTTCCAATAAATGTATATTTATATACTCCTATTTCTAATATGTTATTATTATGTTCTCTAGTTATATTACCCAGATAATCAAATGGTTTCCATGTAAAAAAACCTGCATCTATATATTTTTCATATAATCCTAATTCGTTTATTTTATTATTTTCATCAGGAATAATAATAATTGGTATTGTGAAATAATAATCCATATTTTTACCAGTTTTTTCTAATTCTGTTTTAATATAATCTAAAAATAATGGATTATTACTTATTGCTTCCCCATCTAATTTATATTTACCATAATATAAAATATATTTTTTTTCATTTTTAGTTAAATCGCATCTATATATTTTATAATTATTGGTGAAATAATTATTAATAGTTCCTATTTGTAAATGATTAGTAAATGTAAAATTTGTTTGTAAATAATGATTTATTAATTCTATCATAAAAAAACGTATATTATTTATTTTATCTATAATATATTTGCTGTCTTTTCCTTTAAATAAACTAGATAAATAATGTTCATCTGGATTACTATTTTCATTTTTTTTAATGTGGTTAATAATATTATTAATGTATAACATAATCGGTCTTTTAAAACGTTGTGAAATTGTAACTGTAGATTTAGAATAAATCATTCGCATTAATTCAACTATTTCTATTTGGTTTTCATCTAGTTCGGGTAATTGTGTTAATTTTTTAAAATGAAAATTTTCTATTTTTTCTTTAATTGTTTCATTTTTTTCATCTTTTTCATCATTGTATTTTTTTATTATATCATCATTTTTAATAATTTCATCGGATTCATCTTTAATTAAATAATTATTTACATTTGAATCTTTTACTTTTTGTTTGAATTCATTAATATCTATACAATCACTATTTTTACTCTCTTCTAAAAAATATAATATTTCCCTGTAAATTAAGTTAAAATTAATTTCTTTAAATAAACCGATTTGGTTACCTGTTCCATATATTTTAAAGCATGTAAAATCATCATTCTCAATTCCTCTTTCGTTTATTTTTTCCTTTATTTCATTATTTAAATAAGAAATGTCCATATCTTCTTCTTTCGGTATAGATTTAATTTTACTAAAATTTTTATTTATAAAATTTTGTAATCTTAAATCAATTAATGTAGTTGTGACATAATGGTCTCCTTTATAATAACTTCCTCCATATTCGTAAGCTAATCTCCATAAACCTTCTGATTGAGAACGATATACATAAAAAATATTATTTTTATCTTGATATTCACTTCTAATTTTTATTATTTTATATCTAATTTCATTTTTTTCTAAAAGAACAAAATTAATACCATCTATTTTAATACAACAACATTTATTTGAATTATTCATTTATAAATAAATATATTTTTAAATTAGATAAATTAAAAAATAAAAAATAAAAATTAATTTAATAAATTTTTTTCTATATACGTATATATTAAAAAAATATAATATTATATATAAATATATAGAAAAATAACAGATGAATACAAATTTTTCAAAAAATTATAATAATTTAAAGAAATTTATGGATTTTGATTTACCATATTATCGTACTGAAAATCCAGAAGAATTAAGCTTTAAGGAAAAACAAAAAAGATTAGATTTATTAATATGTTTAAATAAACAAGATAAGAATAGATTTAACAAACAAAATTTATTAAATATGAAGAATATTATATATTCTGATTTGAGTATTTTAGGAAAAACACAATTTGATTTATATAATAGTGATATTCATTGGAATAAATTACGTAATGCAGTTAGAATAGTAAATTTATTCAAAAAAAGATAAGGTTGTTGCACCATTTTTGATATTAAAAATATTATAGTTAACTGCATATATTTTTATTTTTACATCTTTACTACTTCCAGTAAAGCTGTCTATTAAATCATTAAATTTTATACGTAATGTAGTATCATTTGATGACAAACGAGTGAAGTTTACACAACCACTTGGTTGATATTCATTTGGTTTTTCTGAAAATGGATAAATATAAATACCTGCATCTGGTGATCTATTATGATATTTATATGGTAAATACATATTAAATACTTGAGGGTCCATTTGTTCAAAGTAAGGCATACCGTGTATATTTAAAGTAAAATTTTTACAAAAATTTTTCCCCGCTCCTTCTTCTGAAGTATGAGAATAAATAAATGGTGTGTTATAATCAACACTATTATTCGCATGTAATCTGTATGAATTTGAATCATTATAAAAATCATCAGGTTGTGTAGTCCATAATAATTCTTTAACTGGTAATTTAAATCCTGTTAATGGGATATTAATTTCTTGATTGGAAGAAGCAGTTACTGTTTTTTCTATTTCTTGAACTTGTTCTATTAAATATTTATGATCAATATGTGAAAATCTATTTCTTTCAATATCTGATAATTTATAATATTTACATAATAAATTTGCTTTTAATTGTTGTCCTGATACAACATTAACAGATATAGAATTATTATATTTATGATATAATTTATTTAATTGTTGTAGTTCGACATCAATAATAATATCGTGTGTTCGAATTGCACATAACGGTAATGACAATCCTATATCTTTATTAAACCAGAATATTAAAGGAATATATAATGCATATGCAGAAGTTTTAACAACGCGATTTAATAACGATTTATTAGAACCAATCATATTATAATATGTTTCAAGTTTTTCATTTTGCATATTTAATTGATTAATAATTTCTAAATATTCTCCTGTATATGTGCTAATTACTTCATCATTTCCTATTTTTAAAGTAACTCTTTTAATTATAGCATGTCCTACTTTATCTATCCACTGTATTTGTTCACTACTAGATGAACTAAATATTTGTGGTAGAATAATTTTTAGAACACAATCTTGCAACATATCATAATTTGTATTAGATAATTTGAATGTAATTTTTTTACCAAAATCTACATTTCCTTTTTCTGTTCCTAATAATTTCCAATCAAAAGAAAAATTAGTATGTTTTCTAAAAACACTTTTAAAATATGTCATTTGAGGGTCTTTAGTTAAATAACTTGATATAGAATTATCATTATTATCTTCATTACTACTTAAAGCTTCTTTATTTGCTGATGAAGAAGACATAACTTATTATTAATAATATTTGATATTTTTTATATTATTTTATAAAGTAAAACAAATATCTTTTTTAAATATAGAAAATGTCATTAGATACATCTAAATATTCGATAGAAATTGTAAATAAGTTTGCCAGTATGGTTTTAACTGATGGACTTGATATTACGGGGGGTGAATTAATTGTAAGAGATTTAAGTACGTCATTAAATCAGACTAATGGTGCTATAGTATGTTTTGGAGGTATGGGTATTAATAAAGATGTAAATATAGGAGGTAATCTAACTAATGTAGGAAGTATAACTTCTAGTAATTTTACAGTTGATACTGGAACTTCTAATACTGTAGATGGTTTTACTGTTAAAGGAAATGGTAATTTAACATTTGAAAGTAATAAATTTACATCAAAATTTAATGAAATAATTTTAGATGGTAGAAATACATCTAGTAAAATAAATATTGGAACTAATACATCTCATAATATTCCTATATATTTAGGAACTCCAACAAGTACAGTTACTGTACACGGTGATTTCAATGTATTAGGTTCTTTAACATATATTGAATCAATTGTATCGAGATATACAGATAAAAATATAGAAATGGGATATTTTACTGATCCAAGTGATAATAATAATACAACATATAACGATACTACAGCTATAGATGGAGGAATTGTATTAAAAGGTTTAACAGATAAAAGTTTTATATATAAAAATACTAATACAGGTCCAGGAGCATCTTCTAAATCTAATGATTATCGTGTAGCTCCTGCTTGGGTATCAAGTGAAAATTTTGATATAACAAAAGGAAAACATTTAAGAACAGATAGAGTTGTATCTAGAGATGTAGATGGTTTAGAATTATTTAACAATAATTCAAATGGTTTACTTGTTACAAACGAAAATGATGTTATAATGAAATCGGGGACTGGTTCATTAACATTTGTTCATAATTCAGGGGATTGGTCGATTAAGAATACAACACAGGATAAGGATATTATCTTTAATGTTAATGATGGTGGTTTAGATACTGAAATAATGAGACTTGACGGTGATGTTTCATCATTATTAATGGCATCTGGTAAAAAGATTGAATTTGCAAGTGCTGGTTCTGGAGAATATATTTCAGGTAATGGAACTGATTTAACAATTGCTTCTGGAAGTCATATATTATTAAGTTCATCATCTAATGTTGGTATTGGTGTTACAGATCCAGATTCAAAATTAGAAATATTATCAACATCAACTCAACAAAAATGGTCTTATGATGGTTCAAATTATGCAACAATGGCTGTTGCAAGTTCTGGTGCTTCTACTTTAGCAAATAGTGGTGGTGATTTTACTATAGATTCTCCAGGTGATATTGTATTAGATGCTGATGGTGATGATATTGCTATGGTAGCTGGATCAGGTTCTGGTTCATTAACATTTGTTCATAGTAGTGGAAATTGGTCTATAAATAATTCAGCTGCATCAGATATTATCTTTTGTCACAATGAAGCTACAGAAGTAATGAGAATTGATGCTAGTTCTTCTTCATTATTAATGGCAGCTAGTAAAAAGATTGAATTTAGAGATACTGGATTATATATAAACTCAAGTGCTAATGGACAATTAGATATTGATGCAGATGCAGAATTAGAAATAACAGCCCCAATTGTAGATATTAATGCATCTACAGGTTTAGCTCTTGATGGTGCAAACTTAAA